AGCCCAAAATTTGCCCCTGCTTTATCGATGGTGCGGGGTGTGTTATCCAAGAAACAACCATGTTGTGCTACGGTAAGCCGTGCGTGCTCGAACGGGGCAAACTATCGGGCGTGCGGTGAACGTTGTATGCAATGCTGGCCTGCTTGAAATACTGAGGCGGCGGCTAAGATTCATGCCAGTAGGCATGGGAAGACAAAAATGAGATTTGCAACAGTATGCAGCGGAATCGGAGCACCAGAGGTGGCATGGGCGCCAATGTACTGGACTCCTGTTTTTTGTTCCGAGATAGAACCTTTTCCGTGCGCCGTTCTGAATGTTCATCGCCCAGAGGTTCCAAATTACGGCGACATGAAAAAGTTTAAGGAGTGGCCCGATGCAACAGTTGAACTTATTTGCGCAGGAACACCTTGCCAGGCTTTCAGTGTCGCCGGATTGCGAAAGGGATTGGATGACCCTCGTGGCAACCTTACCCTCGTTTTCCTTGGCATCGTTCGGCGCTATAGCCCCAAGTGGGTGGTATGGGAGAACGTGCCCGGAGTCCTGTCGGATAAAACCGGAGCGTTTGGAGCCTTCCTTGGAGGGCTGGGGCAACTCGGGTATGGGTTCGCTTACAGAATTTTGGACGCTCAATACTTTGGAGTTCCCCAGCGCCGCCGTCGCGTCTTCGTTGTCGGATGTTTTGGAAGTTGGCAAAGTGCCGCAGCGGTACTTTTTGAGCGCCACAGCTTGCAAGGGCATACTCCGCCGAGCAGAAAAAAGGGGCAAAAGCCTGCCGGAACAATTAGCGCGCGCACTAAGGGCGGTGGTGGACTCGGAACCGACTTCGATTTAGATGGCGGCTTGATTGCCCACTCATTACGCGCCGAAGGGTTCGACGCATCGGAAGACGGCACCGGGCGTGGTACTCCGCTTGTCATGGCGCACGGCCAAGGCAACGCTGAGATAGTCAGGGACGGCTCGCCGTCCCTGACATGCAACCATGAGGCACCTATTGCGTTTGCAGAGAATCAGCGCGGGGAAATACGGGAAATGCTCGAAAGCCCCGCGTTATCATCTGGTGGTGGCAAGCCGGGAAGCGGATATCCAGCAATCTGTTTCAAGGGCGGTCAAGGCGCAAAATCAAGAGGGCTTGGTATCGGAATTGAAATAGCGCCCACCTTGCCGAGTTCTGATTCTGGAAGCAATCGGGCTCCGGTGGTTTCTTTGCAGTCGGTCAATTGTCCAAGGCAGAGGAAGCAAAACGGAATCGGCATTTCAGAAAGTGATGTAATGTACTCGTGCACGTCCAGGGATTTACACAGCATTCAGAGCGGAATGCAAGTTCGCCGACTCACGCCGAGAGAATGCGAACGGTTGCAGGGGTTCCCCGATGATTATACGCTGGTAAATCATCGCGGCAAACCGGCAGCAGATGGGCCACGATACAAAGCGCTGGGTAATTCGATGGCTGTTCCCGTTGTCCGGTGGATAGGCGAAAGAATCCAGGCAACCGGCACACTCGGTGCCGGAAGAGCCGCCGCAGGAGAAAGCGGAACAGGCCAGCACAGCATGCAACAGCGGTAGTTTGCAATAACCGCTTGACACGTAGTAAAAATCTCATAGGCGGTTACAGCAAACAGTACCGCAAACGTTATACGCAATTCGTCAACCGACCATATTAGGAGGCGGCGCTAATGCACGAGAGATTAGAGGTTATCCACCAGCATTACAAACCACATGGCGTCCGTGATTCAACCGGATTTCTATTTTTCTTTCCACAAGTTACGAAGTATCCCGGCCAAGAACGCCGGTATCGTGATGAAATATTCGAGCAGTTTGAATTGGCAGATTTTCTTGTCAACGCACTTCGGGGCCGCGCCGCTGAAAATCATGGAGCGGTTGACGAACAGCGTATAACAGGCCAAGCACAAAACTCGGCTGACAAGGGGTAAGGGTTTGTAGGCCGCGCTTCGTGCGTTGGCCAGAACGTTGCACGCAATAGGCCGCGAGAGCGCGATTGTAAAGGAGGCGGACAATGAACGTGTTTGGAATTTATAGGCGATTGTTCGCAAAGGACGACGGTATTCTCCACGAACTTTGGGACGATAAGCGCGCGGCTATCACCCGTAAAGATGCATTGTCAAGCGAACAATCGCAATACCATTGGTATATGTGTGAGTTACAGGTACGGTCCGCCTCCAAACGTGCGGAGTCGCGGCCTACAGTTCGCCCGAAGCGGGCCGTGCAACACATTACAAATGTCAAGGACTCAAAAGGGGCGATCATGTATCTGGGCGCACTCAACGGGACGGGCAAGAAAAGCAGGCAGGGCATAAGGCATGCACGGACGCACACCCGGGTCGATCACGACGTATGGCGCTCATACGAGGTCGAGAAGCAGCGCCTGCGCAGGCTGTCCATATCACCCGATGAGTACGAGTGCATGGTGCAAAAGATAGCGCGATCCCTTGGCGTTTGAACAAGTCGGCAATACTTGCCGGGTTGTATCACGAATGATACACTGATTTCATAAACGCTACTTAAGATTTAAGTTAATATGACATCACAGGAGGCCCGTGAACCGATTTTGAGCCTTTTGACCATGGGCAGGTTCGGTCGTAAATCATTGATCCTGGGGCATCTGGTGAGGTCTAGCAAGGTACTACCGGGGCAGGAATGTAAAGAGGTAGCCGAAGCTCGGTAGATTTTCGCAAAAATGAGAAATTACGAACCAGGTAGGAAAAAGGTAGCGATAACGCACCCATGAGTAGCAAAAACGCAACCATTCTCGAGAAGATCGACCCGGAGTCATGCCCGACGAAATCGCTCTCAATGCTGCTCGGGGTGACTACTCAGGCGATCGACAAGTGGCGGGAGGAGGGTTGCCCACACCAGGCGCCCCGCGGACGGCGACGGCAGTTTCATTTTTCGGTCCCTGGGGTCTGGTCATGGCACCGGGCCCGGCTCAAGGACTTGTATCAGGACCAGGCGGCCGACGCCAAACATGCGGAGGAGACGCAACGACTTAAGAACCAGAATTCACTGCTCGAAGTGCGGATCCAGAAGGCGCGCGACGAGACGATCGACCGGCACACCGTGGAACAGGTTGCCAAAGAACAGGCGATCGCGCTGCGCACGTTCTGGACTGACGCATGGAAGCGAAACATCAACGCGCTTCTGACGGCCATGGGCTCGGCGCCGGAGAACGCCGGCAGAGTCTTGGACGTGGTTGACGGATTCGTCAAGGAAGCGCTCGAAGCGTTTGTTGAAGGATCACGCCCGATAACGCCGCACACAGAACTGGACGCGGGAGAGACAGGTGAGCCAATCAAAACCGAGTAGCTGGAAATTCGAGAAATCCGGATTCCCGGTCTACTCGAAGGACCATTCGGAATCGTTCAGGGTTCCCGATCGCCCGCGGATATCCGAATGGGCGGAGCGTGACTTTCGGATGTCAAGCGCCTATGCGGTGCAGGGCCGCCTCAAGTTGTTCCCCTGGCAACGGGAACCGCTCGACGCGATCGCCATCTACGACGAGGTATTTCTCGTCGGCCCCGTCCAGACCGGGAAATCCCTTCTTGCCGAGGTGATAGCCGCGTGGTTCATGGCGTTCGAGACGCTCAACATGATGTTCTGCTATGCCAAGAAGGAGACCATCGCCGATGTGTTCGACGAACGCATCAAGCCACTTATCAAAGGCATTCCGTGCATCCGGAAGTTCTGGGACGGCGACGATTCAAAACTCACAAAGCGTCGCCTGAAGCTCTCCCATATCACCATCCGTATCGCAAGCGCCAACGTGCGCAGCGACCTGGCATCCTACAACGCCGGGTTCATTTACGGATCAGAATTGGCGAAATGGCAGAACAAGAATTTTGATCCGGTGAAGATGCTTTTCGGACGGCAGCAGGCATCCCGGATGCTCGGGCGCAAGGTCAAGGCTGTCTTCGAGACAAGTCCTATCGAGGAGGGTGATAAATCATTCACCGAGACGCACCGATCGGGGGTCCTGTTTCTCACCCCGCATTACCCATGTCCACACTGCTTGGAATGGATCGAATATTCCGACGCGCAAATCAAGGAACTCCCGAACGCGGAAGGAAAGTACGATCACGACGCAAACCGGATTCGCTTGGACAAGGCCGCGCGCTTTGAGTGTCCGAAATGTAAAGCGACCATCACGGAGACCGAACGGCTGGCGATCAACGATCGCGTTACCTGGTTGGCAAAAGGCGAATCCTACTCCGAGGGAATCATCCGGGGTCGGACGCGCGCCACCCGCGTTGTCTACAACTGGAACCGCCTCGTTGACACATCATACTCATCCGCCGAATGCCTGGCCCGATACTTCGAGGCGCTGCATTCCCCGGACCCGAACGCCCTGGCGACCTACCAAAATGAGGACATGGCGCGGTGGATCCGCGTCTTCTCGCAGCGCGGGCAGGAATCGTGGCTCAAGAGCAAGACGCAGAAATACCTGCAATACGGTCCCGACGCCTATGTGCCCGATGCGGTGACGCTTCTTCTCTGCGGGGTTGACACCCAAGACGACGGTTTTTATTTCATCGTCCGCGGCTTTGGCAAGGGAATGGAATCATGGCTTGTCCGGTGCGAGTTCGTCGCGTGTGACATGAACATCGACATGAACGCAAACCCGGCCGAGGTATGGGCAACGCTTAACAAGGAAATCCATCGCTGGCCCTACCAGAAGAAATCTGGGCGCAAAGTCCAGATGCTTTTCGGGCTCATCGACCGCGGAGGACATCGCTCGAAAGACGTTGATTACATCGTATCCCATAGCGGGTTTTTCGGCGCATACATCGGCAGCGCCAGCAAAGGCCAACTCATCGATCGAAAAGAATCAGGGATCTTTTTCGGCAACACGGAACAGCTTTCGCGCATCGTCAAGAAGCAGATGGAGACGAGCCTCTGGCATCTGCCGGAGGACATTCAACCGGCGTACCTCGAACAGGTGCTCAACCAGTACGATGAGGAATACACGGACCCCCGCGGGAACAAGCGGAAGCGCTGGATCAGTGGGGATACCTCCGGGCAGCCGGACCATTTCCGAGACTGCGAGAATTACATTGTCGGGGCATCGCTGATTCTGAATCTTCAGGAGCAGCTTTTCGACGAGACGGTTGTCGCGGCATACGATCATGCGCAGGAACAGAAACCGGCGGTTGAGAATTCAGCGGACGCAAACCATGGGCGCGGAGCCCCGGAAATACAGAGCAACTACATGGGCGGAACCGTGAGAGACTTTCTCAAACAAGGAGGATGGTGATGGAAAACGAGAAGACGCTTGGGCCAACTACCGGAATGCTTCCGCCTGGAGATCGAGAGGCGGCGAAACAGGCTTTCATCGATCTCACGTCGAAGCCGAAGCGCGGCCGGCCCGCGGGCTCGGTCGAATATTACCGTGACCTGCGCATGGAAGGCGCTTGGCACCGCACCTTCATCAAGCAACTGAACGATATGCGGCGCGAGGGCTGGGCATACCGGGCGGTGTTCAATCTCGGACCCATCGAAGGGGTTATGGTGCTGTTCGAGAAAGTGAAAAAGAGTGACGACGATCCTATAATGTCAATATGACATAGTCGAATTTATTTGCCAATTAATTCGGCGATTGTTTCGTTTTCGCTCCAGCCGTATTATCTTTGTGCTAATCGCAGATTACCCGAAAGGGCTTTGCATTGGCAATCGACTCCGCGTATCTTGCCGCAGTTGAGTCCGCTCTCGTTGCTAATATAGGGCGAGACGGCGCCATCTCCGTGAGCATCAACGGGCGGACAATCCAGTTCGCCTCGCTCGAATCTCTCCAGAAACATTACGATTGGGCGCAGGGGCAGGCGAACTCCACCGAGTACGGCGGCTCAATCCCTATTGCCTTCAGCGAGGCGACATAGGGAAATGAGCCGACCTACCTTCTTTCAACAGGTCAAGTTTCTGATGTCCGATATTCGGGCGATGCACCGGGGATTGCCCGCGCATCAATACCAGGTCGAGAACATCGAGTCTTTCCTCGGGGATCTCCGAGAACTCTACAAGTTCGCCCACCATGAGGCCGCAGATACGAGCCGGATCTCCGCCGATTGGTCCACGCACTACGATACGCCATATTGGAACGTCCGCGCGAACTGGCGCACGATCGTCGCTCGCAGCATCTCCCAGGTCGATAACGATCCCCACGCCAAAGGGATCATGAATACGCTGCTCAACAACGTGATCCGCGGCGGGATGAAGCCAATGCCGCGCGTCAAGATGTACAACGGCCAGCCGGTCACGGGACTCAATACGCTCCTATCCCGGCTATGGGAACGATATCACGACGAATGGGACGCCACGGGGAAGCGCTCGTTCTCCGAAGCCCAGCGGATGATCTTCGCCGAGATTGTCAAGAGTGGAACCGTCCTGACGAACAAGGTGGCGGCGCCCGCCGGCCATCTTCTTCCGGTGACCACGCAGGTAATCAATTGCTTGCGCCTCGATGACGGATACGACATTGGCGCGCCGACAGTCTGGTCGAATCCCGCGGTGAAGCAAACACTTTTCGGCATTTCCTTTGACGAGAACGGCCGCCCCGTAGAGTACCGCATCAAGGGCGTTGATAGGGCGATAAGCTGGCGGTACATGAAACACCACTACCAAAGCGACCAGGCCGAGGAGTACCTCGGTCTTCCGTGGTTTACAAGTGCGCTTCGGTATCTCTGGGCGATTCAGCATCTCATCGAGGATAAACTGATTTCCAGCAGATTGCAGGCAATGATCGGGCTTTTTGTTCCGAACAGCATCGCCGCGGGACTTATCAAGAAGCAACTCAATTCAAATAGCCAGATTACGATGGAACCCGGCAAGATCTACTATGGCGACAAGGGCGACAAGCCCGAGATCGTGCAGGCGGACGACTCGATCCAGGCCGTTCTCCAACCTCTACAGAAGCTCATACTTCACACAATCGGAATGACGTTCGGCGTGTCGTATATGACGTTCACCCGCGACGTTGACGCCATATCTTTCGCATCGGGAAAGATCAACAAGAACGAGGACCAGAAGGCGTTTCGCGGGATGCAAGGATGGTTCGCGCGGGAGGTGTGCGATACCGAGTGGCATGAGTTCGTTTACAGATGCTTCGCGGCGAATCTCATACCGGGATATTCGCTCACCGACTATCTCGCCGACCCTCGATACTACGACCGTGTACAATGGTCCTCTCCCGGTTTCGACTTCATCGACCCCGCGCGCGAAGTGCAGGCGATCTCCCAACTCTACGGCAACAAGATGATGACGCTGCATGAGTTCTATTCCGAGCAGGGCCAGAACTGGAAAGACCAGATCGACCAATTGGAGGACGAAGCCGGCTACATCTTGTCAAAGAAGAATATCATCGAGATGCAGCAAAGGGGACTTACTACAAATGCGAACGGACAAGTTCCAGGACCGAAACCGACAGCCGGAGATCAACCGCAGCCAAGCGGAAACAATTCGGGAAATAGTGACGGTAGCGGTGACGGTTCTGTCGAGTAACAACCTCGCCCGACCGAAAACGATTCGGTTGAGCATCGAATCAGAGGAGGATGAAGATGCCGGTATCAAAGACAAAGTTCAGAGCCTCCGTCGCAAGGGGAATTGACAAAGCGTCTTTGACCGCGGAGAACAAGGCCGCACATATCCTCGCGGGGTTCTCAGTGATCTCTATCGGCGAAGCCATAGGCCATGACATGGAGATTGACGATACCACGCTCAACCAAGTTGTGGAGCATGGGAACAAATCCAAGAACGGCGTGAAAAGCCGCTTTGGTCATCCCGATATGTCAAGCGACGCGCTCGGGACATACCTCGGTCGGGCAAAGAACTTTCGTAAAGACGGCGATCGCGTTCGTGCCGATCTTCATCTTGACGAAAGCTCATTCGATACTCCGAACGGAGACCTCGGCGGATACGTAAGCCAACTGGCCGAAAGCGACCCTGATGCTTTCGGAGTATCGATAGTGTTCAAGGGCAAGACCGAGCAACGACTCAATGAAGATGGAACCAGGCAACGCGACGAGGCAGGCAACGCGCTTCTCCCGCTTGCTCGCGTCGAATATCTGTACGCTGTGGACGCCGTTGACGACCCGGCTACCGGGGACGGAATGTTCTCGCAGTCCGTCGGGCTCTCGGCCTCCGTAAGTTCACAGCTTGACAGGTTTCTTGACGATGAGGAATCGGTTGAGCATGGAGTTGCCTATCTGAAACGCTTTGCAGGAAACCGCGAACTGTCCGTAGATGATCCGCGCATGGGGAAGTTATGCGCCATCATGGACGCATTTCGATCACAATTCAAGCAGGAGGAAACCGCCATGCCCGCAGAGAAACCGGAAGTCGCCGCTGTGGCAACCCAGACCCCCGCGACGGAACAGATTGACAAGAGCGCGTTGCGCAAGGCCGAACGCGCCCGCATCGACACGATCCGCAAGCTCGGCGCCCGCATGGGCATCGAGGGAAAAGTCATCGAGGACGCGGTTGACGGAGATCTCAGCATCGAGGAAGTCGCCAGCAAGTTCTCCCGGATCGAGACTTCATCGTTGACTCCGGTCGCCCCCGGCGCCGAGCATCCCACGGTGCAGGTTGCGAAGGACGAGACGGACAAGTTTCGCGCCGGCCACGTCAACGCCTTCGCCGTGCGCACCGGGATGGACTCGACGCCCGCGGCGCTCGACGCGAACCGCAGGAGTGAATTCCGTGGCGCGACACTTCTCTCGCTCGCGCGTGAGTGCCTGTCCCGCGCCGGTCTTCAGGGTATCGTCCGCATGCCCGCCGAGGATGTGTATGCGGCGATCATTCGCCAGACCCGGTTCGGCGGCGGCATGTCGCAGCAAACCGACGATTTCACCAACATCCTCGGCGCGACGCTCAACAAGTCGCTCGTGCGCGGATGGGATGCGGCGCCGGTGACGTACCCGAGATGGTGCGCGCAGGGTTCGCTGTCCGATTTCAAGACGGCCGACCTCGCCAAGCTGTCGGACTTCTCCGATGTCGAGGAGATTCCCGAGGGGCAGTCCCCGAAGGAAGGCACCTTCAGCGATACGAAGGAAACGGCAAAGCTCTCGACGTGGGGAAAGTTCTTCACCCTCACTCGGCAGGCGCTCATCAACGACGACCTGAATGCGTTCACGCGCATCCCGGCCAGCATGACCGGCAGCCTCCGCCGCAAGATGAACAAGCTCGCCTACGGCATGCTGTTCAACGGCAATGGAGTCAATGCGAATTTTGCCGGACCCACGATGCTGGAAGATTCGGTGGTGCTGTTCAATCTGGCGTCCCACGCGAACGTGGGAACCGCCGGCGCGATCAGCAAGACCACTCTGGACGAGGCGTTCGTCGCGTTTGCCAATCAGACGCTCCCGTCGCCCGATGGCGGCCGGTCCGCTGCGATCCGAACGAACATCCGGCCCCGGTACATGCTATGTGGCAACCGCAACGAGATGCTCGCCGCGCAGACGTTCTCCTCGGCGCTTCTGGCGATCACCGCCGACGCCGTCACCGCGGGCACCGATCTCGTCAACATCTACGGGCCGGGCCGCCCGCGGAATCTGGACATCATCGTGGATGCGGAGATCGACAACCTCAGCGCGGCGAAGACCGCGCCGTGGTGGCTGGCGGCCGATCCCGTGCAGCTCGGGACCATCACCCTCTATACCCTCAACGGAGCGAGCGCGCCTTACACGGCGTCCGCGCCTTCGGAGATCGGCGAGGCGGATGGCATGAAGTGGTATGTCCGGCATGACTTCGTTTTCGCAGCGGAGGACTTCCGGGGTCTGTTCGTCAACCAGGGAGCATAAGCGCCTGGAGAACGCGCGGGGCGCGTGGAATATCGCGCCCCGCATTTCGATGCTTGTCACGCTCATTCTCACCACGACAACCGAAAGAGAGGCTATTATGGCTCGGGAAGGAATCGAAATTCAGGTTCTTGAGGAAGCGGTCCAGGTCAACTACACGAATAACACGGCCGCGGCTATGGCCGTCGGCGAGATCATCGGCATTGCCACGACCACCGGCAAGCGTATCGCGGGCATGGTGCTCGCAACCATCGCCGGTGCGGCAACCGGCGCGGTGCTCATCTACGGGCGCGTAAGCGTCAAGAAGACGACCTCGCGCGCGTTCGCGCAGGGCGCGGATGTCTATTGGGACGCCAGCGCGAACCAGGCCGACACAAAGGCGATTGCTTCGCAGCATGGCGACTTCTGCGTCGGTATGTGCACCAAGGCCGCCGCTGCGGCCGATGGCTTCGTCGAGGTGGATCTCAACAAGGGCACCACGACCTCCATGCCGTCGTCTTCCAGTTCGAGCAGCAGCTCAAGCAGTTCGTCGAGCAGCAGCTCGTCCAGCAGTTCCAGTTCGTCGAGCTGAACGTAAGCGATCACTGACGGGCGCGAGGGGACGCGCCCTTTTCTTTCACATTGACGTAGGAGATGCCCCATGGCGCGCGAAGGAATCGAGATCCAAGTTGTCGATGCGGCAACGCAGATCAATTACACGAACATCACCGGGGCAACCATCGCCGTCGGAGAGATGATCGCCATTCCGATGACCAGCGGAAAGCGCATCGCCGCGATGTCTCTCGCTGCCAATGCTTCCGGGGAAACGAAGCCGGTTCTCATCTACGGCCGTGTGAACGTGAAGAAAGCGGCGGTCGCATTTGCACTCGGTGCGGATGTCTATTGGGACGCGAGTCTCAATCAGGCGGATACCAGCGCGACGGCAGGGACGCATTTGGACTTCTGCGTCGGTATGTGCTCGAAGCCGGCCGTTGCTGCCGACGGGTTTGTTGAGGTCGATTTGAATCAGGGCACGATGAAAAGTCTTCCATCATCTTCGTCGTCCTCGTCCTCATCTTCATCCTCATCGTCCTCGTCATCTTCATCGTCAAGTTCATCGAGTTCGAGCAGCAGCTCGAGCAGCAGTTCGTCTTCGAGCAGCAGCTCGTCCAGTTCCTCGTCTTCGAGTTCTTCCGCGGGCCAAGGATAGGGGCGATGGACAATGGGGATAGATTTCGACAGATTGGCGGAAATCTCCCTCGGGGTTGGGTTTGAGGAAACGATAACCTATACCCCGAGCGGCGGTTCCGCTGTCCGAATCTCAGCCATTGTCAACCGCGGCGGGATCTCATCGCCGTCCGGGAAGACCGAGAAAGACCGCAAGTTCGCAATCGACGTGATAGTCTCCACCGCAGATGTCCCCACCGTCCTCGTCAATGCTGATCGGTTCGCAGTCAAGAAGCGCACCGATGATGTGGCCGAAACCACCTACCTCGCCGCCGGACTGATCTACTCTGACCAGGGCGCGCATAGAGTGGGACTTGCGTAATGGCGCGATTTCAGGCATGCATCTACGGCAAGGACAATATCGACAGGGGCATCCATCTCGCCCCCTCGCTCTATACTCGCTTCCTCAAGGCATGGTTGATAGATGAGAAGGCGCGCTTCATCGGTGGCAAGGGATCGCGCGGAAAGATCTTCGCCGGGTATCGGTCGGCGTTGGCGCACAAGAAGCTGTCCGGCCGAGAGGGCACCTGGAGCACGCGCATTACTCATCTGTTCAAAGGCTACGTGGATGGCGAGACGATCGCCACGCTGACGATGCGCGCGGGCGCCGGGCTCAATCATCCGAACCGCTTGACCGAAGGCATGAAGCTCATGCACACGGGCGGGCGCACAACCACAAACAGCTTCATGCCCGTGCCTATCTATGAGAATCTGAAGCGCATCGGTTTCAATGGTCCCTGGCAACAGGGTAGCCTGTATTCTGGAATGCGGTCAACTGTCTATTCGCATTTCGGCAGAACTCAGAAGCGCCTGGAAGTCATAGAGAAGAACGGAAAGCTCTACTATTTCGACAAGACACAGCGACTGCCAAACGGGAAATTCCCTCGCGATGCATTGCTCATGATCGGCGTCAGTTCGGTCACGATCCCCAAGGTGCTCAAGGGGAATCTTGATTTCTACTCTCGGTGGCAGAAGCAAACGCCGGCGATCATCAATCGGGGGCGCGCAGTCGTCAATCGCGCAAGCGCATCCGTATTCGAGAAAGGAAATCTCGACTGATGGACTATCGCGTCGGTCAATTCGTCTGCACCACGGACTCCCTCACGCCGCTGGGCCGCATCATCAAGCTGGGTGAGAACCAACTCGCTCATGTCTTCAGTCCCTACATCGCGTCCCATTGCGCGAACGTAGCGCGGTGGAGGAACGAATATCTGGACATCCTCGACAACAACGACTTGAGATACGACATCTGCAACAACGCCCCGGACCTGCACGATGGCGATCTCTGTTTCATCGAAGCGACGTGGCCGCGCTGCACATGGCGGAAGATCGAATACTATCCGCAGGAATGCCGCGCCGGGCGTCACGTTGTATGCGTCTGTCAACCGCAATCGCTTCGGGTCGAAGACGAGGAGAAGATCAGCGAATTGCTATGGGGCTTCGTCGGCAAGCCGTATCAATGGCGGGTTTTTCTCCAGATGTTCGGCGCACCGAATCAGGACCGTGACGATAAGGCGGAATACTGTTCTGAGGTCACGGCGCACATGCTCGCGATAGAGGGTGCAGGCGCTCCGCTGGAATGGTTGAGGTATGGCGTCACGCCGCTTGAGACTCAGGCGCACGCCGAAGCCGCAGGGTGGGTGAAATGGCGTTGCGGATACGATCCACAAAAACTGTTTGGAGGAACCAATGGCTAATAATGTTAGGCGTAATGCGTCGAAGGGGATTTCGGTGATGTTGGCAGTGGCGGCGGTGGGGTTTGTGGTTATTCTCGTTGACCACTGTTGGTTGCCGATGCCCGCCGAAGTTCGCGTTGCCGCCGTTGCTGCGTTGTCGGGTGCACTCTATGCAGGCGTGGATTTTGTGAAGCACTCAAGAGGGTGACACATGCGTTGGAACGCTCCTGGGTTCATGGGTCCACTGAGTCGCGAGGTAGAGAACGTTCTCCGGATACTGGAACGGATCGCGGCGAAACAGAACGAGGATTTGTACGTCACCCACGGGCGCGATGGCCGGCATGGATGCGGGACGCTGCACTATCAGGGGGATGCGGCGGACATCCTGCCAATGAAACGAATGACGGCGCACGATATCGGCACGGCAATCGGCATGAAGTGTCCAGGGATACAGGTGATTGACGAAGACGATCATGTGCATCTGGAGTACGATCCAAAATGACTCAGGACGAATACTGCAACGACCACAAAGAGCACTGCTCACGCATGACACGCGCCGAGAAAGACATCCAGGATCTTTGGAAGAACCTCGATGGATTGCGTCTCATGTTCATCGGGACCATGGGGGCGGTTGCTTTGCAGACGATCTTCTTTTTTGCTGACAAGATGTGGAAATAAAACTCGTTGACGAATAGGATCACACATAAACACACGGGAGGAAAGAATGAGCGCACCACAGGGAACGAGGAATGACGAGGCGCTTCAGGCGGCGGCGACGTTGGTGAGTTATGCACAGCAACTCATCCAGCTTTACAACGCGGCAACTGCGTATATCGCGCACAGCAATCAACGGGCGTATGCAACCACGTTTGCGGCACTCCCGACGTACACGGCACAATCCGACGGTACGCAGGGAACCGACGACGGTACGCCTGTCGCTTCGCATCCGATCAAGAATGTCAATTTGAGTAGCACCGATCTGGCCGTGTTGCTCTCGAATCTTCAGGGATTCAAGACGTACCTCGAAACCGGCGCACCAACGCAGATTGCGCAGTTGCTCACCCGCATCGCGTGAGGAGTTGACGGATGGCATCGACTTGGTACGTATACCCCGGCGCGACGGGCATGAACAACGGCACGACGACAACCGATGCGTGGGTGTCTCTCGCGTCCGCTATGGCTGCGGGCACACCCGTCGCCGCCGGTGATACCGTGTACTGCCGCGGCGTCCAAACGCTGACCAACTACATCCTGCTCGCAGTCGCAGGAACCGCAGCGGCGGGACTGATTAAATATATTGGAGTCAACGCTGCGTGGGCAGACGATGGAACGCGGTACGAGTTGACGGGAAGCAACAACGCCGGAGGGACCAGCGTTTCCCTGTCGATGGCGAGCAAGGCATACATTCAGTTGAAGAATTTTTACATTCACGGACTCGTGGACACGCAAAATGGCATTGCCATTTATCAACTTGGTGCGCAGTGCATCATACAGAACTGTTTAATCGACGCCACTACCGGGGCGGGAAAATTGTCGTACTGCATCAATACGGCTGGAGTTCAGTGCCTTTTTGTCGGGACCACCTACCAGAACGCGAACACGATGGCGTTGAATGGCATCGGATATAGCTCACGGAACGTTGATTGCGTCTTCAAATCCTGCGTCATCGGCGCCCAAGATCCGTACAACTCATACGTCGGATGCGTGTTTGTCAACAACACCGATTCGGGAATAAAGATGATCACCGCTGGTTGCGTTGTCAATCAGTGCGTTTTTGACGGCAATGGGACCGGGTTCAATGCATTGGCGATCATCGGGAACTACGCGCTCAACTGCATGTTTACCAACAACACCGTGGGGATCAATGTATCCGCAAACGGCCAAGTCGTTGAGTGGAACAATGGGTATCGTTCGAATGGAACAAAATTTGTAACTGCGGCAGGTGGACTTCTGGTTCAACTTGGGGGGTCAATTGACCTATCCGCCGATCCATACCAGAATCGAGTCGGGTTGAATTTCATGCCGAAAGCCACCGCCGAACTAATGGCGAAGGCAATTTCCCTTGGGGATGGAATCAACTCGGTGTACGTCGATTCTGGTCTCCAGCGCAACATTCCCACGTTGACAACTGCGCCGAACATTCTAGTAGGGACGTCCATCGGGTACTCGGATTCGCTCATCGCGGGAACCTTCGACGAGGCGGCGCGGAACGACACGCTTGACACGTCGAGAATGGAAGTCGGGTACTCGGCGAAAACCCGCAATACCACCTACAACGGTGCGCACGACACGGCGGCGCTGATCGCTGCGGCGCAGGCGGCGAACAACAGCGCTCCCGCTGGCGGCAACGCGGATCTCGTGCTGACTAAGACGGTCAAGGTCGCGGGGGTCACATATACCGGCGCGACGATCCCGGCATCCTCGGTAACGCTCCCCGCTGCCGGTGAAACCTGGGACGGTCGCGCACAGTACGGCATCCCCGGCGCGCTCATCACGCCGAGGCGGGTGGATGCGCTTGAATCGAAAGTCCAATCCGGGTACAAATATGCCGACCCGTCGGCGCAGAAGACCGGGACTCTTTTGCTTCTGACCCCGATACGCATATCGTCAATCAAACCGATCTACGCCCCGAAGTCGGGCGGAGCACTGTGCGAGATGACGACGCGCGATGCAGGGGCGACCGCGGGGACAATCGTATTGACGATGCCCGATGATTCTTTCGAGGCGATCACGCCGATCCGCTGGGAGAACGAATTGATTTCTTTCCTTGTCCCCGCGTCCGCCGAACTCGGTCTCTGTGACATCACGGTCACTGCGGACGACACCACAACCGATACGGTTGACGCCGCTTTCGAATACGTCGAGGACGACTGCATCACCGCGCGCATCACCGCCGACATCGTGGCGACACTCGAAACGCTCGACTCATACGGTGGCGTCCCGGGCAAGGTCGAGGAAGAAAAACTCATCCACGCGCCCAACGGACGATACCCATACGTCGAGGTGTGCGGTCCGGTCGGCTCTCCGAATCCTCAGACCACCAAAGTCGCAATGACTGAACTCCGCTACACCATCAAGCATTACACGCAGGCCAACGACGAGGGCGATGCAAACCCGGCGATCTCCTACCTCGCGCGCAACATCATTGCCGATATCGTCAAGTGCCTGATGGTCGATCAGACGCGCGGTAACATCGCTCTTTCGACGGAGCAAGAAGAATTCGGCAACGCCTTCCTCGTCGATGAAGCATCCGGCGCCGTCGAGTTCTGTGTCTATGTCAACATCATGGTCCGAACACGTATCGATGTCAACAATCCCTATTCACTTGGGTAAAGGAGTCCCGCTATGGTCAACGCAAAAGCCCTGTTTCTTCTCCGCCTCCAGGCCGACGAACTCACGCCGGAAACCACGCTCACGAATGGCGATCTCTTCGAGGCGGATCCCAGCAGCAAGCTCGAACCGGACATCCGCACCACCGAGGTCAATCTCCTCGGCGCCGGGTTCGACCAGGACGCCTCAGTCGTTGGCCGGCAATTGGCGACCGTCACATTGACCGCGCCGATCCGCCCGTATGGCGCGAAGGATTCGCTCGTCGTCCCGGATTGGGTGAGGGGCATGCAGGCCGCCGGGTTCGCGCGCTCGGGGAACAATGGGTATCACATCCTTCGACCGTCGAATACCGTCTTGACATCGGCGACCGTCTGGCGTTACGGCGGGGATCTCAACTCGTCGCAGTGCCTTTTGGCGAAGGCCGGGAACGTCAAGTTCGATTGGAAACTCAATTTCGACTTTTCGGGCGAGGTCATGGGCAAGGTCGAACTCACTGGCGCCGGGCAATATGGCGGAGCACCGACCACGCAGAGTCAGCCGACCGTCCATAAGAGCCGGTACGCGGTCCCGCCGCTCACCACTGCAACCGTGAGTATCAATGGCAGCAGTGCCTACCGCCCGATCAGTCTGGAGATCAGCGGCAATCAAAAGGTGGAAGCGACGGTCATGCCCACAGTTGCCTCGAACGTCGGCCGATCACGCATTACCGATCGCAAGATCAAATGGTCCGCGAAGGTCTACCGCGAACTCACGGCGACCGTGGACCCGGAAGCCGCGGTCATCGCCGGCACGCTCGGCGCGATCCGGCTGTGGTACTCGATCGGCAATCAGATCAAAATCGACCTCGGCTATTGCCAGGTCACGAAAGCCACACCAAGCGACGAGAACGGCGTGGAGACGATGGACCTCGAAGGCATCGCGGTGCGCAATGACGTCGTGCTGCGCGTTCTCGGCGCCGCATCGAGTTCGTCCAGTTCGTCTTCCAGTTCGAGCAGCACGTCGGCATAGTCGAGGATCACCAGCAAACCAGGAGGGGACACCATGGTTCCGATCACGAGAGATAGCACCTACCCGTATACCGATCCGGTCTCGGGTACGGTGTACCATCTGCGGTACATCACGGGCGATTATCAGGACCGGTTCGACGCGATCCTCTCAGAGGCGCGCAGCAGGGGCCGTAACGCGGTCGTCGCGGCCACCCGCATGGTTGACGCCATGAAGCCGAGCGACAAGCCCAAGCCCGGCACCGCTCGCCAGGAGATGATCCGCAGGATCGCCACGGAAGAGGCGATGAAGACGGACACTGAAGCCGCCAATTTCGCCTACGCTCGTAAAATCGTGGACCTGTTTGTGGTCGGGTGGACCGGCAAGGGAGTCGCGGGACTGCCGGATGGGCAGCCCGCTTCATCGATGCTCAAATACGGCGCCGTGATCGAACTGTCTGAGATCATCACCAAGCTGGGGCCGGAACTCACCGGGCTGGGGGACGACCTCCCAAAATAGTGGCGGCGGCCCTGATCTATCATCGCCGCCCGTTGGCACTCGTGATGAAGTGCAGTCATTGCACGGGCCGCGAGAAGGCCATTAGGGGATGCAGAGAGCCGAAGAAGCGAAAAACGGTTTGGGTAATCGATGAATGCCTGAAATGCGGAGGAAAGAACAAACGGTGCACTCAGTGCAAGGGGAGCGGGAAAATAGGCGTGCTGCGTTGTCCCCACGCGATCGCGGACTTTTCCTTGCTCCCCTACTTCCTTGAGTACCGAGCGAATCTCGGGACGTGGCCGGACGGGAGCGGGCGGTACTATCAGCCGGTCAAATTGGTCGAAGCGTTTGATGTTTTGATGTTCTACTTCAACAAATACGAGGCGAAACCAGAATGAGCGCATCGCTCGAAGTAGCACTCAAGGTAGTTGACAATGCGACAAAGGAAATAAATAACTTTGGCCGCAACCTTGATCGCGTGCTTTTTCGCGGAAACGAAACGCTCAAGCTCTTTGCCGAATGGGCGGGCATTGCCTTTTCCGTGCAAGCCGTGAAGGCGTTCGCCGACGAAAGCATCAAGGCATATGAGAAGTCCGCCGATGCCGAGGCGCAACTATCCGCAGCCATCGGCCACCACAGCGCCTACCTCGAACAGGAAGCCGCGGCGATCGCAGAAGTAACGCGATTCAGCCGAGACGACACCGTTGCCGCCGAAGCCCAACTCGCCAACTACGTCAAAGAAGAATCTTCCATCAAAAGGCTCATGCCGGTCATCGCCGACCTGGCGACTGCTAAGCACATCAGCCTCGCGGATGCTGCCGGAAAAGTCGGCGTTGCGTTGACAAAAAATAATGAAGAATTTGGAAAGATGGGCGTCCGTCTTCACGGGGCGGCCGGGAGCACCGAACGGCTTACCTCCATGGTTGATGGTCTGACGAAGGCTTTTGGCGGACAGGCCGAGGCCCTTGCGAATACTCCTCTCGGTCAACTCGACCAGATGAAAAATCAGATGGAGGAGATTAAGGTTGAGATCGGCGAGAAGGTGATTCCGGTTCAGATCGCGTGGAACAAGTTGGTTTTGGAAACGCTGCGCGAAATGGAAGGAATTGCCGGATGGTTCGGGGTGATCTCCAAGAGGAATATCAAGAAGTCCGTCAACGAGACGATGATGGGCCAGTTGATGGACGATGCGCAGAAGGTCAACGACGAACTTGACCAACTGCAACAGGATCGCGGAACCGATTATCTCAACACGACACTTAAGAACCTCACGAAGGCGGAACTCAAAGACCGACAGGATGAACTTGACGAAACGGATAGGATGATTCGGGAGAAGACTGTCGAGAAGGCGCACATCCAGAAAGAGATTTCCGACCTCCAGGTGAAGATGGGCATCGTCCCCGATAAGGCGGCTGACGATTCGGCGAGGGCTGCGGCAGATGCGGAGAGAAGAAAAGAAAATGCTGACAAGGCCGCGAAGGCAGAGCAGAAAGCTTTCGATGATCATGTCAAACGCAATGACGCATTCCTCAAGGCTGAGGAAGATCGAAAGCTACGGGAAGCGAAACTCGTTGACGACCATATTGCAAAACTCGAAACGGCGGCGCAGGCCGACCAGGACCGACTCGATCGCGAAAAGGCCGCGAAGGACAAGGCGCTCCAAGATGATCGTAAGAGAATGGAAGAAAACATTCGTCTGAAACAGATGGAGGTTGAGGCAACATATGCGATGGGTCACGCGATTATGGCTCTCGGGGAAATGGCCATCAACGCATCTGTCAAGGACGAACGCAAGCGCAGAAACATGCTTTATTTCATGGCTCTGGCAGATGCGGCTGGCGCGGCGGTTCGTGGCGTTTATCAGGTGTGGTCCGACAAATCCACGGGCAACACTTACACCAAGATCGCTCTTTCCGCCGCCGTCATCGGTGAGATCATTGCCTCCACCGCCGGACAGATTGCCTCGATCAAGAAATCATCCTTCGCCACCGGAACCGGGTTCGCCCGCGGTGGTCGGTCTCTACTCGGAGAGGAAGGCCCGGAGTTCGTGGATCTCCCTAGAGGTGCTCGCGTGCTCACTGCCATGCAGACGAAGCAGACCATGCACAACTCGATTTCCTTCCCCATCACCATCAACGGTCCCGTCGATCGGCACAGCGTCGGGCAACTGATGGGCTCGATACGCCAGTTCTCAGATACGTTCGTTGATGCAGTGCGCGGCGGATATATCAACCTCAACCGTCTCTCAGCGATGCCCGCATGAGCGCACAGATCTACCTCAAGCTCGCAGGCGGATCGCGCGTGGCGCTCAGGACTCCCGAGCCCGGATACGCCGTGAGCGTCGCCCTGGGGCTGCACAGTACGCGCGTGCGCCCGGCCGGGCTCGTGACCTTCGACGACGCCACCACCGCGCGCAGCGTTTCGTTCTCGTTTCTATGTGACGCCACAACGACCAGCGCACTTCAGACGTTCTACGACACCACCGCGCGCGCCAAGGACTCATATCTCATTCTGCCGGCCCGTAGCGGGTTCTATCCGTTCGGACCGGACAAGGGCGACGGCGGGGAATTCAAGGTGCACATCATCGGCTTCACGCCCGAGGCGGTTCTCAGTGAGCCGTACAAGTGGTTCCGCATCAACCTCAGTCTCGCGGGGATTTCGTTTCCTACGCACGCGCTTCCGACGGCGATCCCGGAGGGCGACTTCTCGATCGGGACATGCACCCAATTACAGTTCCCCTACGAGCAACCGGGCACGGAATTGATCTACAGCGTCGGCAGCGCAGTGACGCGCACCGGGATTCCCTACTCGGTCGCAAAGGTCTCGGACTCGCAACTCACCACATTGACGCTCGAATGCAACACCTCGAACGCCGCGAAGCTTCTGGACTATCTCATCGGTAAGGTGCGCGCTGGAACGGTCGCTCTCGGTTGCCCGGCGAATTCATACCTCTTTGGCGCGAAAGTGGGATCCGGATCGATCAACTGCAAAATGACGAATGAGATAATCACCGTCACGCACGACAGCCCCGACAGTTTCACCTTCAAGTTGACATTTCTGAGGACGGCATAGATGGCGCAGTATGTCTTCGGCATTCGCTTTTATCTGCGCTCTGCGGTTGCGCAGGATACGTCCGTGGGCATCTACACGGTTGGCGGGAGCAACAGCCAGATCCGACTGATTGAGGACGACATCTCGGCGCTGTCCCCGACGGTTGCTTGGAAGTCAGGTTTACTCCGCGAGAATGCTCCGTTCGATGCGTTCGAGGAAAGCATGACGCTGGACGACGGCGGGTGCATGCCGGAGATCGGCGGGTCAACGGTGCATATTGCGAACGGCGCGCAGTTCGACAAGACCATCACTGCGGCGGGTATCAACTTCGTGGGACTCGTCACGGAGATCGTGATGTTCGAGATTGTCAACGGGGCGCTCGTCGATCCCGATGGTACGGTCTTCCGGCGCCGCATCGCGGATGCGCCATCATGGGACGAATACGATTATGCCATACCGCTGAAGGATGCGCGGATCAAGCGTCGGGCCAACCTGTCAACACTCATCAGCACGACGACCTACCCCAATGCCGAAGGAAGCGTCATCGGAAAATCGACGCCTGTCACGGTTGGGAAACTGTGGTCGCCGATCGGAATCGACGGGCTGTTCACCCGGAACTCTTTCGCGAAGCTGATCCGGGTGGCGAACAAGCAAACCACATTTTGCAATAATGAATATACTTATCACGGTCAAAGTATGTTCACTCCGAAGGACCAGTATGTTTTTCCTCTTGTCGTGATGGCAACTGGTGGAGCACCGTTGACGTATGGGATTCAACTCGGAACAGCATTGCTTTATCCATACACCGAGGACGATGTTATTCAATGGACAGATTACTATATGTATATAGTCGAGGGAGACGGCAGTGGGGAATATCGAAAGATTACATCCTATGTTCGGCCATGGTCTACATTGATTCTGACTGTAACAGTCAGCGATTACTTTTCAAAAACGCTGCAAGGGAATACCACGGCAACGGCGACCGGGCAGGCGTGGGTATCTTTCGTCAAGATTTCTCGTCAGTATCTTGCCGATGAATGGCCGTGCATCGGATTTCTTGACGATGTTGGCAACCCCGTTGTCAATGGGCAGAACGCCATCTATGCCTACTCCGATGATAAGAATGTCACGGTGGCTGCGACGAATACGAAAACGCCAGTGCAGGTTGAAAGTTGGGACTTTCGGAAGATTCCCGAATGGGCATTCGCGGCCAACCTTGCGGGAAATTTGCTCACCGTTGATCTCAAGTATTTCAATGGGTCGATAGATCAGGTTGAGAGCGTAATAATTATTCCATGTAAAAATGTCGGCTTATTTGGCGATGGAAATGTACCAAACGATAAAGATATGACACCATTCATAACCGACGACGATATTTTTGAATGGAACCATTACCGGCAAATCCCTTTCAATATCCCTGGCTATTTTAGTGAAAGAGGATTTTCTGACTATGCCGGATTTTTGCACGTACTACCTTACATGCATCCTGAGACGTTGCCATATACTATAGATAAAAACGGCCTTACCGCGTGGCAATGTCAAGTCAACACTAATAGCGTATGGATCTTGGGATCAGAACACGTCGATTATGCATTTGCCCTATATGCCATTCCTCCAACGATAAGCAACCAACTGTTGTTTGATAATGTTTACTTTATGATAAAAAGTGACAGTACCACGCAGACGCAACCAGGAGTAACGGGAAATTTTCACTGCAATGCAAGGATCGTTTATACTCGATTTTTAGGTAATGCAAATGCCATTTTGCCTACAGCGACCGGAGATTGGTATTATGATCTAGGAAATAACTACGCGCTGCCTCCAGATGAATTAGGAGAGATCAAGGATCAACTCGATTCTTATTTGGGAGACGCGACGAATAACAAAAACTTTTTTCTTGACGTTCCGGTAACATCTGGGGTTCATCTTATCTGCGGAAAAGGAAAATTCCAAATTCCTGGAATTACCGATATTAGAACGTATCAATCAATTCAGAGCTTTCTTTTATGCGTACATCATAAATATGACACGACCTATCAAGCAAGAGCAGTCTGGAATGTTTATGAGCTCGCCGTGATGTTCCAAAAATCGCTATCGATTTCCGATGCTGTCTACGCGCAGTTCTCCGGGCGCAACTTCGGCGGCGCCACTCTTGATACCTGGAACTCCCGCAAGACCGCCGCCGACCCCATTCTTTATCTCACCGATTGGGCGGAGATGGTGGCGCGTTTGCAGGATTGGTCCGAGACGGGTGAAGTGAAAGATTGGGGCCACGAATACGCAACCGCGCCGCTCATCGAAACCGGGAACGGCGAGGGCGGCTTCGATTCGATTGACTTGACGGATTGGCAGACAATGCCGATAGCCTACCAGAATGAGGACTACGGCAATTGCTGGACTGACGTGCTACTCCGCGAGATCGCCGCGCGATGTTTCTTGACATTTTACCAAGATCCCGTGACCGGCAAAGAGCGCATCGGCAACATCGCCAAGCGCGCGGACACCACGCCCACGACGACAATCACTCTCGCCGATATCATCGGCCCCATTGGTCGCGTCTCCGAGCCGTCGGCGGTGAACATCTACTGCGAACCGCTGATCCGCTACAAGAAGAATCGCGGGTCCGGGGCGTATGAGGGCTTGCTCGCGATCACCAACTCATCGGCGGCCACCTACGATCCCGCCTACGTCTCAGGCGTGACCGGCACCGATACCGCCGAATTACTGTGGACCATGGCGCACGTTCTTCGCCTCAACGTGGATCAGGTCGTGCCCCCGCCGAGCGACATCACCGATAACAATTTCATCTATGACGAGTACGAAGCTGTCAAGCTCATGCTCATCTGGCTCTCATGGATGGGCGCGACGAACGTGGACGGGACGCCCGCTTCAGTCATCTACCAGCCGAAGCAGCGACTGCTATTCTCGGTGCCCCTGGAACTCGGCAAGGACTGGTTCATCTCAAAGCACATCAACATCCAGTTGCCGTTTCACACCAACAATTCGGTTACTGAATGCGTAATTGAGCGTTTGTCAACGAAAATTTCTCAAGGCGAAGAAGAGGTTGCCGTGCAGGTCGTGACGTATGGGCTCACAGACGAGATTGCGCTCTTCATTCAGGATACCTACGCCACGGTCTCGGAGGATTGGCAGGACCACATGCAGACGGAAGCCGAGCGGGGAGAAGGGCACGCGGACGTTCAAGGTATCATGTAGCAAGGGGACACCATGGCAGCACGCAAGATCATTCTGGACAAGGGGCAAGCGCCCGGCGATATCGTGGTATTCACCGGCGCACTGCGGGACCTCAAGAGGCAGTATCCCGATTGGGAGATAGACGTGCGGTCGTGCTGCATGGACGTTTTCGCGAACAATCCGCACATCACCCCTCTTGAGGAGAGCGCGCCCGGCGTTGAGTATCACGACGTGGGATACAGCGACGTCCATCAGTCGAACCACTCGGGGCGTCATTTCTCGGCGGCATACCATCTGGAACTCGAAGACCTACTCGGGATCCGCCTGCGCCAGACGGAAATATTCCCGGACCTCCATCTCTCGGCCGATGAGAAGGCGGCGCCGTGCCAGGTCTCGACCGACCTCAACTATGACGGCCCGTTCTGGCTTATCAACTCGGGCAACAAAGACGATTTTCCGCTCAAACAATGGGGGTTCGAACGGTGGCAGCGTTTCGTGGATCTCCTGCGCGATCGCGTGCAGTTCGTTCAGATCGGCGAGTTATCAGCCGGCCACCACCACCCGCTTCTCTCCGGGGTCATGGACCTCCGCGGGCGGACCACGTTGCGGCAGTTGATCGTCCTATCCTCGCGCGCTCAGGGGGCCGTAGGGCACGTGTCCCTCCTCATGCACCTCATGGGGGCCTGGCGCAAGCCATGCGTGGTCCTGGCGGGCGGTAGAGAGCCCTGGCGGTGGGAGGCGTATCCTCAACATCAGTACCTCCACACATGCGGCGCGCTGCCGTGCTGCGATCCCGGAGGGTGCTGGCTGAGCGGCAACGTCGAGATCGATATAGAGCATGTCCGCACCGAAAACAAGCGGTGTCGCAACATGCGTGGAAACTCCGCGGGATGCATGGCGATGATCTCGCCGGAGACCGCGGCGCGGGCGGTGACGCTCTATCTCGATGGCGGTGTCGCATGAGCACCTACAATTTCACGCACCGAGGGCGCGCCTTCTCGATGGAACTCCACGCCGGCAACGAGCAGATGTCCGTGCACCAACAGAAAGAGGGAGGTTTCTTCGAGCATGAGATGCTCGACTATGTGGCCGATCATTACCCCGAGCACGGCGTCGTGATCGATATCGGTGCGAACGCGGGCAATCACTCCCTCTATTTCTCTGCGTTCCTGCGGCATTCATTCATCATCTCAGTTGAGCCGCACCCGAGAAATTACGCGCTGCTTGTGGCGAACATCGGGGACGCATGGTGCATCCCCCTTAACGTGGCCATGGCCGGGAAACCGGGGCTGGTTCGCATCGCTACTGACGAGTACAACATGGGGATGTGCCATATCGAGCCCGGGGCCGATCGGTGCAACGCGGCGGCCGTGACTGTCGATGGGCTCGGCTTGAGCAACGTCACCCTCATCAAGATCGATACCGAGGGGAACGAACTCGACGTCCTCGAAGGCGCGCGCGAAACGGTGCAGCGGGATCGGCCATTGATCGTCATCGAGATCGCAGTTGAGAGTTTCGACCAATACGATGCATACATGCAGTCAATCGGATACGATCTGGAGCACTACTGGCGTGACCGCATTGTCGCGCTATATCACCCGAGGGGGAACAGATGAGACCGATAATCGCACTGGTCACATGCATCATCGGAGACATCGACGAACTGCGCGCTCCGGTCGATCAGTCGTTGCCCTACCATGGCTTTTGCTTTACGGATCAGAGGATCGGAAGCAAGCATTACCGCATCGTCCCGATTCCTGAGAAGGGCGATCAACCGAACATCATCCGGGCGAAATACTACAAGTACGCATACAGCCAGATCCCCGAACTCCAGGGGTATGAATACATCGCCTACATCGACGCCTCGATCCACATCAAGAATGTCAATTTCCTCAGCGATTGGATTGCCCGCTGCAAGAATGGAATCGTGATGTTCGATCACCCCTCGCGCGATTGCGCCATGGCCGAGGCTGCTTTCTCTACAGGCGTTCCGAAATACAAGATGCTCGATCTCGAAGGGCAATGCCGCACGTACCGCGCCGAGGGATTCCCGGACCATTACGGACTCTGGTGCACCGGGATCAAGCTCTTTCGCCGCTCGCCCGAACTTGACGCGATTGACATGGAGATACACCAAGAGTGCCTGCGATGGGGGCAGCAGGACCAGGTGGCGCAGCCGTTCATTTTCTGGAAGCACGGATTCAAGCCGGACGTTTTTCCGGGCGACATGCGATGGAATGACCACACCGCCAAGTGCAACCACAAGCCACATTATCAAGAACTGGGGAAACGGTAGTATGCGCAGATGGGAAATCATCAACTGGCTGATCGGTGAGCACGGATACAAGTCATATCTGGAGATCGGAATTGACAATCCGAGCAACTGCTTTGACCACATCGCGTTGACGGACAAGACGGGCGTCGATCCACACAAGGCGACGACGTTTCGGATGACCTCGGATGCGTTCTTCGCGCAGAATGTCAAGACGTTCGATATCATGTTCATTGACGGACTGCACTTGGACGAGCAGGTGCGCCGCGATATCGGCAACTCCATCGCCAACCTAAACGACGGCGGAACGATAATCGTGCACGACTGCCATCCCTACAAGGAGGACGCCTGCGGGGATGAACAGAGACCTGGACAGCCATGGTATGGCACCACATACCGCGCCTATGCGTTCTACCGGCATACGCGCCCGGACTTGCGCATGCACTGCGTAAACGATGACTGCGGCCTCGGCATCATTCAGCGGGGCGCGCAGGATGTTTACCCGGTGCTGGTTGACACCTGGGAAAAGTACATCGAGCATCAGGACGCGATGTTGAACCTCATCTCTCACGAGCAACTCGTCGAGATTTACGGGCGGAAATCATGAGCGGAACCTTCATTTTCACTTTCGACGATGGGTTGAGTTCGGTGTACGATCATGCCTTCCCGCATCTGCGCGCGCGTGGGATACGGGCGGTGTCCTTCGTCTGCGGATCACTCGTGGGCACGCCGGGATACATGACGGTGGACCAGCTCCGGGAATTGCAGGACGCCGGATGGGATGTATGCTCGCACGGATACGTTCATCAAAAGATGGATGCGATGCACATCGATGAGGCAATCGGGAATATCACGGCCAATCTCGAATGGATGTGGGAACATGGACTCGCGGCAACGCGCCTGTTCTGCTTTCCATGGGGCCGCACGAACGACGCGATCAGCGAGGCGATGCCCAACTATCATTCCTACGCGCGCGGGGTCCGGCTGCACGCAAACCGTCTTTTTGAGGACTTCCCGCCGGATCGCCCCGAGTACCTGACGGCGGTCCACTTCGACAGTGAGTTCGATGTCATGGAGCTTGAGACAGTGTTCAACCTCATGGAGGGCGATGAGTTCACGATGTCCTACTCCCACAAGGTGCACCCGGTCGAGGTCAACGGGCTCACAACTTCTCTCGAACAGATTGACCAGGTGATCGCGGCGGCCGGGCGCGCGGAGACGCGGATCACCACCTTCCACGACATGATCGAGGCGCACCGTGCACATTGACATCCGCATACCATACGAGCCCGACTTCAAGCTCGGGACCGCGTACAACCGGATCATGCGCAACGTCGAGGATTGGGTGCTCATCCTTGATACCGATGTTTTTGTGGCGCTAATTCCCGATTGGTACGACCGATGTCTGAAGGCAATCGAGAAGGTAGGCGATACGGCCGGCTGGATCACCTGCCTCACGAACCGAATCGGGTGCCCGCATCAGAAATACCCGCACGAGGTTTCCGACGACATCACGGACCACATGATTGTTGCCCGCGATCTCGCCCTGCAGAACGATGGTATTATCGTGGACATCACCGCGCACAAACCGCACATGAGCGGTTTCTTCATTCTCACCCGGCGCCGGTGCTGGGAAGCCGTCGGGCCGTTCCCGGAGAAGTTTCTCGGTCTTGACAATTGGTATGGGGACCGCTTGCGCGAAAAGGGCTTCACCCTCCACGTAATGCAGGATCTCTACGTCTATCACGCCTATCACCGTCTTTGGAAAGGAAAGTGACCCATGGGGACTAAGGCCATTTTCATTGCGTCTACAGACAATTACTTGCCATATCTCCACGTTCTTCTGAACAGCATCGAGAAGCGGTGCGAGAATCCGAAGGATTTGGATGTCTACATCCTGCACCACGAATTCCCGGTGAAGTATTTCGACTTCACTCATCTCTTCTCGTTCAACGTTATCCCTATCAGCGTTGACAGATCGAGTATCGAGTGTCCTATTGAGACGAAACGCATTGAGTTTATCAAGCGCGCCCGCTTCTCCTACATCATCGAGTACGCCATGAAGTACGATTCGGTGTGCCTGCTCGATGCCGACATGTTCATCGTATCCCCGCAATTCTTCGATCTCTTTGAGTTGGTACGCGGTAAGCGCTTTATGGTAGGGTGCAACGAGCGCTTCAAGTGGCAGATCGGCCCGAACTTCACAGCCAACGGCGAGCCACTTTTCACTGAGCCAACCAAGCTTTACAATATGCACTGCTCAGTGCCGATCATCTTCGATATGCCTTCCTGGAAATACGTATTCGAATACTACAACCGGATTTGCTTCAACGGAAAGCAGGTTGACAAAGAGGGTAACGTCAAGGGAATCGGTGATATTTTCTGCTGGAATATCGCGGTTCAGAAGCTCGCTCGCGCCTGCGATATGATCATCTTCCCCATGGAAGCAATGACCCAGGTCCATCAGACGAATCTTGCGCCGCAGACCTTCATGGTCGTCGAGAACGATTACTGGTTCACGAACGCCGGGGACCGCGTGTATTCGATCCATGGCCGTGTCGCTCAGGACGGTTGGGCGGAGGGACACATGGAGCGATACTACCGGGATATGGGCGATAATGCGGCACCGGGACTCACCGCGAAACTCGAAGGAAAAGTGCGTTGCGGACTCGAAGCGATAGTTGACGAATGGCACAGACTCGAATCCATGACCTTCCCGATTGGTGGAATGGTACAGAAGAAATAGGAGGATGCATCATGGCAACTCAGAATGTCCATATTACGCAGATCAACGACACCTGGGCAAACATCCTCGCGGGGCTTGACGACGGGCAATCCGCGCAGATGACGGACCAGACGAAGGCGCATGTCCACCGCATCGGGGCGAATCGCTACTGGACGGCGATGTCTCGCTATTGGAACGGGTCGGCGTTTGTCTACTGCGATGAGGTTTTCAACAATATCACCGCCAAGGGCATGACTGTCGCGGGAATCGTGTGCAACGACGCCAGCGGAAACCTCACGGGCGGCAACGTCATCGGATCGGGGGGAATCGGGGCTCACGCGCTGGATTCGCATTCAGATTGGAAACCACTGGACTCGGTAAATATCCAAGGGGCCATGATCGCATGTAACTCGTCCGGTCTCTGGGAAAAGCTCATGCCTCAAAGTTCCGGGATGTTTTTGAAACTGGTTGGACCTCCAGCACATCCGGCATGGGCGGCGCACGGATTGACCTACTCGGATGTGGGCGCGCTTGCCGTTGGGGGCACTGCTGCCGACTCCGACAAACTCGACGGGCAGCATGGGGCGTATTACGCCCCCGCAGCCCACGGTGTAACAGTTGGCACGATTCCCAAAGCTGCGTCTTCGACATCGTGGGCCAATTCGCAGATTATAGAGAATGCCACTGGTATCGGCTTCGGCGTTTCCCCGTCTTACTTCGTGCATGCGTCGAAAGATCAAGACAACGCCACATCCTTAACAATATCAAATGTGAATAACCACGTCTCCGCGTATAGTGCAATTACTGCGTTGAGCAATAGCATTAATCAGATAACATTGGTAGCCAATTCGACGCTTTGCACTGAATATAGCAATCACTGCGGTGGGCTTGCTTCTACAGGGAAATCTCTTATTTATTTGAGGAACATCACCGGCGCTGTCATCGACAACCACTCCAATACCCCTCTCTACCTCGCCACGAACAACGTGGTGCGGGAAACTATTACAGCAGCGGGCCTCGTGGGCATTGGCGCACTCGGCATGGACATTGACACACTGCTGCACGTCGCAGAAAGCAACGCGGGTACGGTGACATCTGCGGCCAATACATTATTGTCAATCGAAAGAAATGGTGACGCTTGGATTAGTATCCTTACCCCTGCTGCAAATGCCGGAGGAATTTATTTCGGTTCTCCGACAAGTAGCCAGCGTGGGGTTATACGATACGATCATTCCACAGATGTGTTGAGTCTGTGCATAGGGAGTACGGCTGAAACGATTGGTATCCATGCTGGTGGAATATATATGGGAGATACCCTGTATGCCGGATTCGGAAATTCCTATGCATCGCCGGACCTCAAAATTTATTCCGATGGATTGAAGGCAAAATTTGACTGTGGATCGTGGGCTGAGTTCTCCAATCGATTATACTGTGAGACAAATAAGCGTGTCGCGTGCGGCGGTGGGCAATCAGGTGCATACACTACTCCGATTGGAACCGTGACGTTGCAAATCGATAATAGCCTCTATACTTTGCCGTATACGTCGGTAACGACAATATGAAAACAATTCGTATTATAGTCACGTGCTATCCTGGGTTTGCCACGGGCATCACCGAAGGTCTGCGGCAGTCTCTGATTCGTTTTGCCGGGACGGATAAAATCATTGACGAATTGAGTCTGAGCACAGAAACGAAATATCGCGGATATACAGTACTTCGCGGTGAGTATCGATACCTGATTTATCCCTCGTCGCATTGCTTCGTTTCGACAGCGCGGAACAACGGAGTGAATATCTGGAACGGCAGCAAAAAGAAACATCAGGAGATTGCCGATTGTCAAGGTATTGTATTTATGGATCATGACCACAGTTTCGAGCCGGAGCAAATTGATCGTCTGGTGTCATGTGGCAAGGAGATTGTATCCGCCGCTTATCCGTATCGGACGACAGACGAACCGCTGGCTTCTTGCTATGTGGCCGGGGATTTTGATGATCGTATGAACGGTATGCTTTGCACCAGGATACACAATAGTGCCGGAGGGATGCAGCTATGTGGCTGGTCTGGCGGCGGATTCATGTATGCGATAGCATCGGTGTTTGGCCGACTTGAATACCCGTGGTTTCGGCGCGGGGTAATCGACAACGGCGACGAGGCGGATGAACTTGGCGAGGATATCGGGTTTTGCTTGCAGGCACAACGGGCAGGAATCCCGGTGTACTGTGACTGCGATAATGTGGTAGGGCACGGACAATAAACCAAAACCATGAGGAGGGGATGTATGTCAGTGAAGTTCACGAATGCGGAGCTTGTCGGGATGCCGTTCGGACGCGCACTCGGTATGCTGTCGGGAAAGCCGTTGCCCCCCAAGCTCGCGTGGACTGTCGTGGATGTGATCGAATTTGTCAATGCGCGATGCAAGCAATATTCGAAGATCCAAAAAGAAATCGCCGAGCGAAACAAAATCAAAGACGGCACGGCCATTGATTCCCTACCGGAGCCCCTGCGCAAGGAGTTCGAGGAACTTGATGCGCTGGAATGCGAGATTCCGATTGAGCCGATTACCCTGCCCGAGAAAGACGCCGCGGGCCGGGAGATATGGTATGAGCCGATGATTTTTGTGGTGTTGCAAAAAATCATCAAGCACCAGTAGACCCCGTCTGCTTGCGGTAGATCACAAACGGCAGCAGCAACACCAGCACAAGGGCGAGCAACACTCGCCCTATCACATCCTTTGTGGCCTTCCACGCCCCGGCGTTCCGTCTCATCCTGCAACCACGCGGACATGAGCCGCGCCGGCCGCGTGTCGAGGAACATCAACGCCATGTAGATGCCCTGCCCCGTGTACGCCCAGCCTCGCTCTTCGGTCCAGCCCGGAACCCAATGAAACGCCGACCACTCCATCGCCGTCATGTAAAAGCGGTGGAAGTCAGCTCTTCAGACAAACATGCATGCAAGTGCCCGGCAGATGACAGTCAATTGCCTGACATTGAAATTTCGCAGAAAACGCCACTTTCTGACATGACGCGGCAGAAAATTCCTCTTGACACGGGCCTGCAAACGCATTATATTCAGTCATGCCCCGCAAGGTTTCCACGATTTTGACTATCTAACGCCCCTGCGAATCAACGCCTCGGGGTGCGCTTTCCTTTTGCGGGGCTGGCGCATCCGAGGGGCTTTTTCTGACTGGCGGACCGTGTCTAAAACGCCATACTTCCCGATGTACGTCCGTAACTGGCTTTGCTCAAGAACCGTGTTCTCAATGAGTGGGGATGCGGTGAAGGCATACGTCTATCTACTTTGCGAGGCATGGCTTCAGGAGCCACGGGCAACACTACCCAATGACGACGCGGAACTAGCTTCGATTGCTCGTCTGTCGATTGAGGAATGGATGAACATAAAAACCAGTGTCATTCGTGCGTTCAAAATAGGTGAATGTGAGGAGCATTTAGGGCGATTGTATAACGAACTGCAATTAGAGGTGTCTCGTAAGTTCGAGAAAAATCAACGTCCTAACAACAAAAACGCGAGACGAACGCGAAATAAACGCGATACGAACGCGAAACGTTCACGTGACATAGCAAATGCAAATGCAATTGTATCTTCTGAATTGCTTGTATCTGAATTGAATGAAAAGCAATTAAGAAAGAGTAAGCTAGAGCAAGTACCGCCGACCATGGAAGACTTGACTGCATACTGCGCTGAACGGTACGGACAGGGACACCCCAAGGTGAGCGCCAAGGCGTTCTTCGACCACTACGAATCCAATGGATGGATGGTTGGTAAGAGCAAAATGAAATCTTGGCATGCCTCGGTGCGAACCTGGGAGCACAACGCCGGGGAATACGCACGAGCCCCTGCAAAACCATCGTCCTTATCAGTAACCCCAGAACAACTCAATATACCCAAGGAATGGTGATTCATGCAGAGATTTTTGGACCTCGCGAGCAGCCGCGACGAAACCGCCGAAAGACGAGCACTGTCTGGGATCCTCGCGCAACGTTCCATCCCAGCCGGGTTCGTGCCGGAAATGTGCGTCGGAGATAACCGAATCCTCGCGCAGGCGCTCGTTGTCCAGTGGACAGAGCACCACGAAATCAACCCAGACTCCATACCGAGTGTACTACTCGACACACTCATAGGTTGCCTACAGTTGTCCCCGGACTGCGGGGAAATAGCGCTGGCCGACCTGCGGGCACACTCCGCACGCCGCGCCATTGGTAACGCGATGGTGCATGCCAATACGAGCGTCGATCCTCTCATCATTGCACGGACGATTCAAGACCAGATGGCGAACGTGATTCTGGGGGCCAGCATCGACGAGGAATATGACCACCACCGCGAGGTAATACGACTCCTGCAAATTCTGGAGGCCGCGTCACTGTCGGGGAGGGAAATCGTTGGAACCGGGATCGGACTTCCCGATTTTGATTCGGTATTGGGAGGTTTCGAGCGAGACAAATTCTACCTCTTAGGGGCGCTCAAGAAGACGGGGAAAAGCCGGTTCATGATCCACTGCGCGGCGATGCTATCCCAAGCGGATCACGGCGTACTCATTGACTCGCTGGAGATGAACCGCATTCAGTTGCTATCGTGCGGTCTCGGATGGTGCGCGGATCTGAACACGAGTCTCATGGCAACAGCGATGCCGAAGCGGGAATACTCGAAGATGGCCATTGGTATGGGTCCGCTCGATGCCATGCACTGGCACATCTGCCGGGATCGCACCGTGCCCGAACTGCGCGCGCGGATACATCAAGCCAGATCGAAAGGTTCTGTCGATTTTGTCTTCGTTGATTTTCTCCAGCGCATGCGATCTACTCGGGCAAAGGCCGGTGATCGGGTGCGCGAAGTTGAAGATGTTTCAATGGACTTGGCCGACTTGTCGCGGGAGATGAGGGTGGGGGTGATTGCCTTGTGTCAATTATCGGGAGAAGCTGAGAAATTAGACGATGACGAGATACCCAACATGCAGTACATCAAGGAAAGCCAGGCTGCCGCCGAGAACGCCGACACCATCATCACCATGCACAACCCAAACCGAAAAAAAACCGAGTTTACAGGAGGCGAGTACCATGCCCAATCAATCATGTTCCGTATCGAACAGCGATACGGCCTATCGGGAAAAATTGTTAAGGCACTTGGCGATCTTAGAACCTGTAGATTTACCCCTGATGCGGACAACGCTGGAGAAGGTACTGATGGATTTTCAGAACCCGGAACTACTCCACGAGCGCAAAGAGATGTCCGCCGACCTTATATTGATTGAGAAAGATTTACAAACGCTATCTGATCTGAAGATCGCCCGGGAAAGGCAAAAGAAATATGAGTCAGCACAATGACAAAAAATTTTGGCGCGACTACGAGGCGAAGAAGGCGGAGTTGCGCCGGTACAATCTGACGCCGGTGCAGTACGAGGAGCAGGTGCAGGCATGGCTTGACGCTCAGCGCGCGATGGCCCGATCCCGCCGCGCACAAGCGCATTGACAAATACAAAGAGGATAAAGACAGCGAGTGGTGGGGATAATTATGAGGAGAATTAAAACATGATACCACGAGAAAAAATATTACCCACTGTGCTGATGATTATAGACGTGTGCGCCGCAATAGGCTATGTGCCTACAGGAGATTGGCGCAAGGTCGCATACTGGCTTGCGGCTGGTTTGCTCACATGCGTAGTAACATGGTGAGGAAAAAAATGAGTGAATATCTGGCTTATCTTGAATCAAAACTACAGCGCGGAGCAGACGCAAGATTTGATCCGATGTGGATTCCTGATTTTCTTTTCGACTTTCAAAAATCTCTTGTCACATGGTCGCTACAAAAAGGCCGATGCGCACTGTTTGAGGATTGCGGTCTCGGCAAGACCCCGCAGCAGTTAGTGTGGGCTGAAAACATAGCGCGCAAGAGTGTGGTGCATAGGGCGCACGAAGCGATTGACAAAATAATACTTGACAACAACCCGGCGAGTTAGTATATTAGTTAGTATGGAGGTGCGAATATGAAAGCCAAAGAGAAGACGTTCACCCTCAACCTGCGGCTCACCGAGCGCGAACGCGCCCGCAAAAAGCGTCTGGCGCGGTATACCACGTGGCGCACAGTGATCCTATCGGGACTGGCGACGATGGAAAGCGAGAAGCGCTGTGACTGAAATCGAGAGACACATGGTGATGCACGACATGATCCGTGAGGCCGCCGACCGTCACGGCGAGATCCGTCCTTGCGATGGCTTGGATTGGCCGGGGTGCTGTACTGAGGATTTCGGGCACATGCATCTGTGGTACAACGACGAGTACGGCAGTACGCATATCGTCAAGCGGCCAATTCCCAATTGAGGAGGGAAATGTGCTCAAATACTGGCGCTGGAACGACCTCGACATGCTCATCATCACGGTGGTTTTTTCACTTGCCGGTGCCGCCGTCGCAGCTATCGCCCTTTGGCCGGAGGTGCAAAAATGGCTGATCGCACACGCACACTGATTGACATTGACGATTTCGAGCAAGTTGACATGCGTGATAGCTCAGGGATTTTCCGGCCCGTAGTGGATTACGATGATCGTAGTTGACTCGGTGCTGCCAGAATCACTCAGAAACCCAAAGAAGGAGGCTGCGGCATGACACCAACCGAACGCGCGGACTGGCTGAAGAAACGAATGCTCTGCGTGACAGGCACAGACATCGCGGGCATTCTCGGGATCTCTCCATGGACGACGCCATTTCAGGTTTGGCAATCGAAAGTCGATCCACAGGATTTACCCGATCAGGCAAACGAGGCGATGCGCTGGGGCACACGACTGGAGCCCGCGATTGCCGACGCCTACATGCAGGAGTGTGGGGCAAAGAGCCTCGTCAAGGGCGAGTTTACAACACGCGACTTCGACGGACTCCCGGCGGGCGGAACGCCGGACTACCTGCGCCCCGAAGAGCAAATCGTGCTGGAGATCAAAACTGCGCGCGGCGCACATGGATGGGGCGACCAGGGCACCGACGACATCCCGATGTACTACCTCACACAGGTGATGTGGTACATGGGGCTTATCGGTTGGAATATGGCGCACGTCACGGTGCTGATCGGTGGGTCCGACATGCGGACCTACAACGTGCCGATGGATCGGGAATTGTTCGGCGAGTTCGTCAGCCGGGCGCGGGAGTTCTGGGCGCTGGTGACGGCGAAGACCCCGCCACCGATCGACGGCAGCGAGTCGTGCCGGTACTGGATCACGCGGCAATATGTGGGCAAGAAGGGCATCCTCGCCGCGCCCCCGGCCCCCCTGATCGATGACGTGGCGGCACTGCGCGACATCCACCACCAGAAGAACGAGCTGGAGGAGCTGGAGGCAACGCTCAAGAACCGGATACTGGCCGGCATGGGCGAGTTCGACCGGACCGCGATAGCTGGCGTAGGCCGCATCACGGTCGTCCGGGGGTCCGAAACTACCAAGACCGACTGGAAAGCGGTTTCTGAGGCCTCTGGTGCGTCGCAGGAGCTAATTATGCGGCACACCACGAAGTCGCAGCGCGCATCATACCTCAAACCAACCTGGGACAAGGAGTGATCCAATGAACGAAACCATGATCGAACAGGCACAGGGCCAGAACAAGGCAATCCAGACAAACGAGACCGCATCGACCGCGGTGGCGGCGCAGGCACGGGCAATCATCGAGGCGCGCTACCTGATGGCGAAACACCAACCCCGCGACATGGACCTCGCCCGCCAGCGCATCCTCAAGGAGTGCGCCCGCCCCGGATTTGCCGAGGCTGCGAAATACTCCAAACCGGTGGGCGAATCATCCATCGTCGGGCCGTCCATTCGGTTCGCCGAGGCCGCGATCCGGTGTCTCGGCAACATCGACATCTCGTGCATGACGGTCTACGACGATGCCGAGAAGCGCATCGTGCGCGTGTGCTGCACCGACCTGGAATCCAATCACGACTACTCGCAGGATGTCACGATCCAGAAGACCGTTGAACGCAAGAACCCGGCAGGATACGAGGTCGTGAGTCAGCGCACGAACAAACAAAACCAAATCGTTTACATCGTGCGAGCCACCGACGACGACATTCTCAACAAGCAGAACGCGCTCATCTCGAAAGCAATCCGCACGCTCGGATTGCGCCTGGTGCCGGGCGACATCATCGATGAGGCCATGGATGCCGTAGCCGTCACGCAAAGCAAGCGCGACGCCGTGGACCCGGACGCGGCGCGCAAGAAGCTGCTAGACGCATTCTCCGCCGTAGGAGTGCCCGCGGACGAGGTCAAGCGCTACCTGGGCCACGACTGCGGGACTCTCGACCCGAAAGAGCTTTCCGATCTGCGGGCACTCTACTCCGCAATCAAGGACGGCGAAACTACCTGGCGCGAAGTGATGGACGGACGAAACGCGGACGGGGAGAAATCCGCCGAACCGATTGGCAAAGGCGCCGCCGGGCTCAAGGCGGCAATCGGGAAAAAGGCCGAAGCCCCGACCGAACTTCTCGCGCAGTGCACCGCGATCATCGGAGAGTCCGGTCCGATGGTGACCGAGTACGGCATTGCGCATAAGTGGATTACCGCCGGCCAGACATGGCAGCACGCGACGCCAGACAACCTCAAGACCATCGTCGCGGCAGGTGCTGGGTTCATGAAAAGCGTTTCCAATTTCATCGACAAGAAAGACGCCTCGGCAAATAGGGGTTGACATGCACTCCGAATCAAGCTATATTAGTGGTGTCAGTTTCTCTGCCGACACCAGAGGATCGGAAAAGCCTGGCTGCGAAAGTCAGTTTCCCCTTGGTGTCGGCCTGGGGAGATTGACGAGAAGCAGCCAGGCTTTTTTTGTTGCCCTGGCCCATAGTGAGAGTACGGCACGGAGACATGCGCCGACACGCGGGATGCTGAATAACAGGCATCGCTGGACGCGATCACTATGGCCCATCGGAAGCGGGGGATATACCGCTTGTGTGGGGAGTTCGATCTCTCACCCACTCCGGGAGTCAGCCGTTTACGCCATGACTTCTCGGCGATCAGTCTTCTGATCTTTTAGCCGAGATGTAACCGTTTATCCATTTAACCACAGGGGGCACACAATGAGAATAGTACGACTCACGGCCGAGAATTTTAAGCGGCTCAAGGCCATCGAGATCACGCCCGACCCCGACAGCCCACTCGTGACCATCACGGGGCGCAACGGGCAGGGAAAGAGCAGCGTGCTGGATGCCATTGCCGCCGCGCTATCAGGGCGCGAACTTCCCGAGCTTCCGATCCGATCCGGCGAGAACGCGGCGCACATCGCGGTTGACTGCGGCGAATTCGTCATCAAGCGCTCGATCACCGCGTCTGGTGCACGCTTGACGGTAGAAAACAAGGAGGGATTCGCGAAGAAGAGCCCCCAGAAGTTCCTTGAGGAGCGCGTGGGTTCGGTGTCGATAGACCCCATGGCGTTCACCCGCCTGAAACCCGCCGAGCAGCGCGCAATCCTATGCCGGGTCGTCGGGGTGGACGTGGACGCATATCTCAGCCATATCGCGCAGCTCACCGAGGAGCGGCGACAGATCGGCCGGGAGCGGGATAGACTGGCCGGCTACGCCGCGTCGCTGCCGGTACATGCGGATGCCCCCGGCACCGAGGTGTCGGTGACGGACCTGATGGAGGAGTACAACCGCATCCAGGAGCACAACCGAGTTGCGGCGGCGCGCGTCGGGCAACTCGGGCAACTCAAGGACGAGGCGATCCGCGTGGCCCGCAAAATCGACGACCTACTCGATGAGGCAAAGCAGATGCAGGCGCACCTGGAAGCGGTGAACGCCGACTACGAAGTGACCAAGGCCGAGTGCGACAAGCCCGATAATGCCCCGCAGTCAACGGACGCAATCCGCGCGCGGCTCGGCAACGTCGAGGTCGAGAACAAGAAGGTGCGCGCCAACACGGAACGCACGAAGGCAGCCGTCTCCGCCGAAAAGGCAGAAGCCGAGTACGTCGCGAAAACCGAGGAGATCACGCGCACGCAGGGCCAACTCGATGCGTCGCTCCACGAGTGCAAATTACCCGTCGAAGACCTTTCGATCACCGGCACCGAGATTTTGTCTCGCGGGATTCCCTTCGCTCAGTTGTCAAGTTCCGACCAGATCAAGATCAGCAGCGCGATTGCCATGAGCGAGAAGCCCGACATCAAGGTCCTGCGCGTGACGGATGGAAGCCTGCTCGATACCGAGTCCATGGCGACGCTCGAAGCGATCGCGCGGGAGAACGATTTCCAGGTTTGGATCGAAGTGGTTGACGACTCGCCCACGAGCGGATTCATCATCGAGGACGGCGCGGTCGTCAGCGCGCCCGCAGAACTACAAGCGGTGTGATATGGGATACGACGCAAAGACAATCGAGAAACTCAACCCCGGAGAGCGCGCGGTGCTGGCCGCGGTGCTTTCCGGGGGCCGGTGGACAAATGTAATGCTGTCGAGTCGGTGCTGCCTCAATGTCAACACGGCGCAAAAGTGGCTCAGCGCAATTGAGCAATACGCCGACGCCGGGACGATACCGTACAAGATCGAAAGCGCATTCCCGGAAGGCGGGAAGCTGAAGGAACACTGGATCGCCGGGAAGGAAGAGAAGCCCAAACCGAGATCGTGCGTTTGCGGCGTGTCAATCTTCTTCAGTACACAAACCCGCTGTGGTTCGTGGGTGTGCAGCGAGTGCGGCGCAGTGAGGATGCGATAATGCCAATTGACTATAAAGAGTATCCGGCCAACTGGAAATGGCTGTCTCGGCAGATCATCGCCACCGCTGATATCATCAGTGAGTCGGATTTACAAACGAGAGCAGAAATCGAATGAGCAAGGCAACTACCATCCCGGCGGCGGTGTGGGCGGCGTTCGGGATTCCCGCGCCGACTGCCGAGTACAAATTTCACCCCGCGCGAAAATGGCGCATTGATTATGCGTGGCCCGCACGTAAACTGGCCGTTGAGATCGACGGCGGAATCTGGAGCAATGGCAGCCACTCGCGCGGGTCCGGCCTCATGCGCAATTACGAAAAGCGTAACGCCATGGCGACTATGGGCTGGCGGTTGCTCTGCTATACGCCTCAGTCGATTGACATGACGCAAATCAGAGAGGCTATAAATTCATGACCGGCCCATCTGACGACTACATCCTCAACGGCGAATGGCATACCTGCGTTTGCGGTGCGCGGTGGTCTGACAGCGACGGCGGCCCCTGCCATAGCAAATGCGACAACTGCGGCGACATCGTGGACGACGAAGCGCCGTGCGGGTGCGCCATCTTGGGTATATCCCTGCGCCTGTTGCGTCGGTGCGAAATCATCCTGCGAGTGAGCGCTCCTGATCTGGCGAAAGAACTCACCGCCGAGATCGAGGAAATGCGAGTGCGGGAATGAGGGGCGAAGGCAAAGTCGTCCCGTCGCGCGTGTACCTGGAAGACGTCCACTGGCTGCTCGGCGTCGCGGCCAAGTTGACATCCGATACAGGCAAGAAGCACGGCGCGGCGGATGCGATATCGTGGGCGCGGCGGGAGTTGGAGCGATTGCAGCAGCAGGTGATGTACCTTGAGGTTGATCGATCGTCGTTGTTGCGCAAAGTCAATGAGATGGTGCGCGAACATAAAGCGTCTACGGTTTGAGAGTGCGTCTTTGAGGTAGTTGAGCGAAATAGGCCGGGAACCATGTTGTAAAGGCGGCGCAAATGAATGATGTCATTGTTGTCCACGGAGATTATCCTCGGTCTCAGGCATGGGATAGTCTCGTTGTCCTTGTGGAGTCTCTCGG